CGATGACTTAAGCGATGTTATGAATAACATTGCAATGAATTTTCTTGGAGCAATCCAAAAAGCTTATCTTGGCAAAGCCGCCGATGCAATCGTTGGAGCTTTACCATTTTCTAGCGGAGGAGGGGTAAGAAAATACTCTCGTGGGGGCGGGGTTCCTGCAATGGTAACTAATGGCGAATATGTAATGGGTAAGGAAGCTGTTAATCGATACGGCGGAGGATTCATGCATCGCCTTAATGCAGGCGGAAAACTTCCAGGCTATTCAGCTGGGGGCGGCCCTAAGCCAGGATCCGCTCTTGCTGCAAACTTTGGAGGAGGAGAAGGATATGCAACAGGAAGAAGATATCAATCTCAAGCAATGTCTGGATTTTTCTACAGCGGGCAAGCTGGGAACGTAGGCCTTCAAGAAGATACTCAATATACAAAAGGTATCATTCAAGAAAGAATGAGAAAAGAAGCTGAGAAAAAAGCCAAAAAAAGAGCTTTAATGCAAATGATTGTAGGTACCGCTTTGAGCGTTGGGGTTGGGGCCCTTGCTAACGCCGGAATTGGAGCAATGGCAGAATCCGGAGCCTTAGGAGGGGGAGCCCAACAGAAAGCTTTATTCAACGCTGCACCAGAGGGGACTTTTGGACCAATGGATCCTAGTTCCGCTAGAAGATTCGGAGGTTTCAGCGCGCGCCTAAATCAAAACTTTGGGGGTGACGGATCATGGTCCTGGAATAAGAGTGAGCAGGATGGCGAGTTGTTCCGCGGGGGTAGAGTCGGTAAATACGCCAACGGTGGTCACATAGCTGGCAAGTCTGGCATTGATCAAATTCCCGCAATGCTCAGCGAAGGAGAGTATGTAATTCGCGCAAGTAGTGCTCGACAACTCGGCAAACCAATGCTTGATCGAATAAATGCAGGAAAATTTAATGAAGGTGGAGCAGTAACTCCATTAATAGAAAACTCAGAAACTGGAACTTCTGGCGGAAATACAAATAATATAAATGTAACTGTTAATATGCAGCGCGGAAAAGGCAAAAGTGAAGAAAAAGACTCTTCTAGTTCTGGAGGAACTAATCCAAAAGACGCTTCCGCAGAAGAAGAAAGGACTAACCACTTGGCAGAGAAGGTGAAAGAGCAAGTTATTACAGTAATCATGGAAGAGCAACGCCCAGGAGGCTTACTTAGTGACTAAAAATGAGCTTCTCGAATTATGAACAGTCTGTAGTTATTAATGATATTGCATTATCTGGAGTAACGAATGTAAACGGCAGTTATGGAATAAGCGAAAGACCTATTAGGGTCGCCGGTGTTGGCTTTATTGACGCTTTTGTTAACGCTCCGCTGGAAGGTAATTTTACTATATCAAGAAAAATGGTTAGCAGGGATCCTATTTTGGATTTAAATATTATCGGACAGTATAATTACGATGAAAACGAAATTAGTGGGTCAATATTATACGACAACTCATCAAAAGGTTTTGGTTTTACCAAGGGTCGGGTAACTAGATATTCTGTGAGTTGTACAGTTGGGGATATCCCTGATATACAAACAGATATCACTGTTTTTGGGGACCTTGGCAGTGGGATATTAGTTCAACCGCCAACCAAATCTCATCCACCTATACAATTTACTGATCAAGCAAGTATATCTATTACCGTGAGCGACTTTTCTATTGACGCTGTGACAGATTTTAGCTACAGTAGGAGTTTAAATTTGCAACCAATGTATGCGATACCAAAAGGTACAGAAGCTGAATGGTATACTGATAGCAAAACTGATTACCCTAATCACGACCCAATTCAAATCGATACAATATATCCAATCGAGACCGACATCAACTTTACAATGATCGCAAGCGAATACCAAATTAGACAGACAAAGAATAGATTAAGGGCTGCTCCAGAAAGTGATGTTGTAATCGAAATAAAAGATTCTAAAACAAAGCAAATTATTAATTCCTTTACTGGAGTTAAGGCTAGATTGGTCAGCGAGTCGAGCACATCATCAATTGAGGGTGAGATGAGTATATCGCTTACTTATAAAGGATACGAAACACTACATAATCCAGTGATATGAGCAAACCCTTTTTAAGATTCGAGGATGGTAAAATTTCTTTAGGCGGAAAAGATTTAATGGTTCAGTCTGCAAACTTATCTATGAATCCGTCCCTTCGGCCAGAAAGGGTATATGGAAATTTTGATCGCAATATAGTTGGAGCAAAAACAGAATTTATAAACTTCGCTGCAACAACAGGTGTTCGCGGCAAGCTTGATATTTCTTTTGTAATTACTGCTGAATTTTTTAAACAAAATAATACAATAAATACTATTGATAGATTGTTTGAAATAAAAGATGGTATGAGTGAAAATCCTATTGATGGAAATATAGTTGGTCGTTATTTATTTGATAATATGTATTTAACTAATTTTAGTTTTAGTATTTCTCCTTTTCAAGTTATACAAGCTAATGCGAGTTATGATATATATGGTACAATATTAAAAACAACTGATAGAAGATTTCAAGAATTAAGTATTGATCCTGCTCACGGACTTAAATCATTTGGCGAAGTGAAAGCGAGCAATACAAACATGGACACTGCAAATAAAAAACAATTTGAGGTATCTCAATTAAATTATAATATAGTAGTGGGTAGGAAGATATATAATCACATAAAAGACGGAGAACATACTTCTATTAATACCACCCCAAATGGAGTGGTTCCTGTTCGTGTGTCTGTAGAAAATATTGAAGTAGAGATGAATATTGAGGCGAATGATATAATAAGAAATTTAAATTCAGACGGAAATTATCAACCGGGATCAACCCCTGACGACCTTAGGGATTCTACTATAGAGGCTTTTTTGTATAGCTTGCAGGGCGAAAAAATAGCTAATTTTTCATGCTCTGGAAAAGTTCAAAGCCAATCAGTCTCTATTTCTGAGGGGTCTCACGCAAAAGGATCTATTTCCGTTAAACAAATTATTAAATAATGTCTTTTGGCGTAGATATAACTGAAGGTAAGGTTGGAAATATTTCCAATTATAGCGGCGTTTTTCAGACAGGAGCAGATTACAAAAAATTTGATTTTGTATATAGCACTGGTAATGGCCTTTTTTATTACGCGAAAGAAGATATTAGTTTCGGTGGTGGAGCTTCCGTGTTTGACGATAATAGGTTCGCTTTTTTACCTTCTGAGGCTGGACCTAATGCTCATTATATTATAGATACGTTTAATCGCCCAGATGATATAAATGCGACATTTAAACCTGGCCACATTATTGATGTCTCGGGGACTACTGGAAGTAATGATGGAAGATATAAAATATTAAATGTAGAAAAAAATTATACCAGCACCACTTTCGACAATCTTACTGGTGCCGCAATAAAAATATGGGGGACATCTGAATCTAGTGTTATTGAAAATTTTGAACCTGCTTCTGGCGGTCATTATATAAGTATATCAACTTTAAATGCATACCCAGATTCAAATCCAGATCTTTGGTCTAGTGATAGATTTTTCTTTGATGCTGATTATGGATCTACAATTAATTTTAAGGCAAACAATATAAGACATGACTATGGAAATGGATATTTCTCGCTTCAACCCGACGGTGTTAATTCGCTCACTTTTGAGGTTGATTTAAAATTTAAAAATAGAACTAATCGAGAGTCTAATGCTATTATTCACTTTGTCGAATCTCATTTAGGGCAATTGGAGATTCAATCCTCCTCTCCAAACTTAAGATATAAACAAGGAATATCTGGATTTAGGTGGGATGGAAACGCAATGTTTAATCCGTATCGATCTGTAGAAAACGAATCGAAGACTTTTTATTGCACAAAATTTAATCACTCTTTAAGTTTTGAAAATAGTAATAATGTAGATTTAACTTTAAGGAATTTAGATTCATCTTCATTAAGGAAGTCTGAACAACTTTTTATTAGAAAAGCTGAAACTTTTGATGAGAATGTTTTTTATGAAAAAAATGATGTTGCGTTTTATACCGGCAATCATCAGCACTATTATTGGTATAGCGATCATAGCGCAAGTAATAAAGAGCCTGCGGAAATAACTACAGGATTTAATAATAGAAAAGGCTACTCGGTAGACCTTAATACTGGGTACTGGACTAGAGATTTTTTATGGAAACCTTCTTTGGGGCTGAGCATTGATCAAGCTCCGAGGATGAATGAGATATCAATAGGAGGGTATGTTCAAGTCTATAATGATGGAATTAATGAAAATTTATTAAATTTAGAATTGCAGTTTAATAATAGAAGCGATGAAGAATCGTATGCTATATTGCATTTTTTAGAACAAAGACTCGGGTATTTACCCTTTAATTTTACTCCTCCAGCTCCTTACGATACGAAGCAGAATTTTGTATGCGAAGAATGGTCTCACACATATAATTATAAAAATAATCATAGTATATCTGCCAAATTCCAACAGGTACCTTTCAATATACCCGAGGAAGATTATACTAATTTAGACACTCTTCCAGATTTAGCAGAAGGGGAGTTGATATTCTCTTCTCCACTGTCTTTTTCTATAGAAGGGGAAGGAGAGCAAATTGTTCCTGGAGAAAGAGGTAAGGGTAGGGTTCAGTTAAAAAATATCGGAGACAAACCTTTAACTTTGTACACCGCCCAAACCCAATCGGTAGATCATGGTCAATTTTCAGTGGTCGGGCAAGTTTCTTCTAATGTTCCTTTTGTTAGCGAAGAATTAAATAGAGAGGATTATTTTTTTGACCTCCAGAGTGCTGGCCTACCTTTTGGGTTAAATGGTAAAACCGTAAAACTAAGCAAGTCTTACACTCCTGGAGTCAGTGATGGCGGTCAAATGTTTACTGTTGTAACTGGATCTCCTGGGAATTATAAATCGGAAATAGTAAATGGAGTGCCTAATTCTTTTTACCAAAATAATCGGGGTCAAATAAAATCCGGGATCAATGAAGTTTTTAATTTTAATTATCAAGAGTGCGATTCTTATATTGTAGAGAATTTTTTCAAAAAAAATACAAAAAACATAATTGAGGGTGGGGAGGTTGGTTATATTGATGTTGAGTTTTTTGATATTGATTTTTCAGATGTTTATATAAACCTTGCGGACGGTTCTTCAAATACTATAATTGATAATTTCAGTAACAATATTGTTGTTGGATTAGTTAATAGGTATTTTCTTGGAGAATTAATAATTGATAGCTCTTCAGACTTTAGTCCTCAAACGGGAGATTTAAAAATATACGTAGCGGCAGAGAAGTAATTTTATGGCAAAATCAGAATCAAATTTTAATAAACAACTATCTTCTATAACTTCGGACTCGGTGATAGATATGTACGAAATAGACTTTAGTAACCTTCAGGCTAATTTCGAAATGCTTAAGAACTTATACGGGGTAAATATTGGTGCCGACGCTATATATAGATTTTGCCCAATGAAAAATTCCTCAAACCCTATTTACTGGCAAGGAAATGCTTATCAACCATTACCTATTAAAATGGAAGGTTTTGAGCATCAATCCGACGGCAGGCTTCCTAGGCCCAAAATGTCAATAGCTAACCCAGAGGGCCTTTTATCTAAAATAGTGAGGATGAACGAAAATTTTGTGAACTGTAAAGTTACTAGAAAAAGAACTTTTTCTCGATTTCTTGATGATGACAATTTTCAAAACAGAGGTTTAAACCAAGAGGGTAAAAACCCTTTTGGGGAAGCGGATCCAGACTCTCATTATCCTGATGATGTATTTTTTATAAACAAAAAAGTTTCGGAAGATAAGTTTTCTATTTCTTTCGAGTTAGTCTCAAATCTAGAATTAGAGGGTTCTGATGTTCCTGCTAGAATAGTGTTACCTTCGCATTGCGGGTGGAATTATAGATGTTCTATTGGGTGTGGGTTTCAGGGCTTAGCTATAGAGGATTCTGATTCCAATAATTTAATATCGAGATATCTTTCGGTTAATTATCCTAATGGAATAAAGGATATTCCTGAGTGGAATGAATTTGGAGTAACTCGAAGCGAACAAGCTCCCACTGGGTACGATCAGGGTCAATTAGTAAAAGTTATTCCAAAGAGCTCTGGGGACCCATACAAAGCCACGCCCACTGTATTTTTATGTATAAAAACCCACGCTCTCGCAAGAGATCATTATCCATTTTTTGACAAAGATCATTGGGTCAAGGATGTTTGCAATAAAACCATAGACTCTTGCAAAAAGAGGTTTTCGGACTCCCCAACTCACTCAATATTTAAAGCTTATAGCAAGATCGATAAAACATATAGAGGACTACGTTTTGGTGGATTCCCAGGAACTGATAGATACCCACTTGAGTAAAAAAATTCTTGATAAGATCAAGTCTTATTTGCTGCAATTCCCTGATCAGGAGGCCTGCGGTTTGGTTGCGCTCCGAGGTTGTCAATTATCTCACTTGCCGTGCGAGAACCTTAGCTCATCTCCGGTAGATAGTTTTGAGATAGATGCAAAAAAAATTATAGAAAATAATGTTATATATGTTTATCATTCTCATGTGAATTGTTCTGCTTATCCATCCTCTATAGATAAAAGATATTCTGATGAATTATGTATCCCTTTTTTAATATATAGTATAAGAGATGATGAATTTAAAATATATAAAAATATAAGTGTATAAAATATACGAGGTTTAAGGGAAAAGTGAAAACTGTATATTTACATGGAAAGTTAGGAAAACGCTTTAGTGAAAAGTGGGAGTTGAATGTGCAATCTCCTCAAGAGGCTTTTGAGGCTATAGAATGTAATTCAGAAGGATTCCTTAATTACCTATTAAAAAAAGAAAAAGAAGGTGTTGAATATGTAATGCTTAATAGAGCTCCGGAAAGAATCAAATCAGAAAAAGAGCTAAAGCAGGCAACTATAACAGAAAAAACATTCAATTTTAAATGCAAAAAGGACTTGCATGTCGTACCATATGTTCGTGGTAGCGATCCAATCTCATTTTTTATTGTTGCCGGAAAATTAACGTTGGCAGGGAAAATAGTAGTAGCTGTGGCAATTTCGTTTGTAGTCGGGGCAATAATGAAATCTTTATTTAAGCCTCCGGAAAGAAAAGATCCCACAACAACAAAATCTTTCTTAATGAGCGGAAGGCAAAATAGAACCGCTCAGGGAGTAAGTGTTCCTTTAGGTTATGGTTTATTAAAAATAGGTACAACTAATATATCTCAAGATAAAACTTCAAAAAGAAAAATGCTCGGCGACAAGGCTCACGTTCTCGAATCTTATACCGAGATAGAGTTTTTGGATTTATTATCAGAGGGTCCTATAGAAGGTTTAGTTAATCAAAATGAAGAGACTATATTGGATAAAAAAGATAAAATTCAAAACAACGATCTCCGCGCGGGAATTTATTTAAATAATGTCCCTATAAAAAATACCGCCTCAAATAATCAAGCAGATGGTTCTCTTAATTATATATTGAATGAAAATGGAGAAGCTCCAGTTTTACAAAAAGGTGAGGAAAGCGAGTCGACTATTATATCGAACTCAAGCTCTTTTGTTGTTGATTATGATTTGTTGTTGTATGGAGCGCCACCTTATCATAATAACCCCAGTAATGAGGCCGAAAGAAGTTCTGCTAAGGAAGCTATAGCTAATAATGCAAAAGTAGTTTCTCATATGGTCGTTAATAATAATATAACTAGAATTAGTGCCGAGCTGAATTGCACAATATCTAGGCAAAACAATGATGGAACCACCTCTTCTGAAAGTATTAGGTTTGCAATAATAATTGAAAAGGATAATCAAGAATTTAATGTGCTAGATCCGTCCTCTGGTTGTGAGATTGTTTTTCCTTCAGGCGGAGAAGTTAAAACTTCAGGGAGGGAGTATTTTACAATAGAAGGTTTATGCACCAGTACTTACGCATTTGATGTGGGGATAAATTTCACCCAGCCGAAAATAAAATCAAAAGGTGTTGCATTTAAATTTGTAAAATTAAGTAACGAGTTGGACCCTTCAACAAAAGCAGGGGCTACTGGGGGCATAGGAGTTTCAAGAAGTATATCTCTGAAGTCTATATCTGAATATATCGACGAACCATTTCTTTACCCTCATTCTTCTATATGTAAGATGAAGTTTGATAGTAAAAATTTCTCAAGCTTGCCTGAGCGAGCTTATCTAGCTAAATTAAAAAAAATATTAATTCCTTCTAATTACGATCCAATTTCCAGGACTTACTCTGGGCCCTGGGATGGGCTTTTTAAGGGTCAAGCAGACTCATCCTTCTCTGTTCATTCGATAAGTGACGAGTTTAAGTTTTGGAGTGATAATCCCGCCTGGGTTTTTTACGATTTACTTCATAACGCTAGATACGGTGTTGGAAAACATGGGTTAAGCGAGTTTGATATAGATAAATGGCAGTTATATAAAATATCTAAATACTGCGACCAACTTGTCTCTACAGAATACCCCGCCGAAACCTCCTCTGGTCTTCCCGTGGAATTCTCTTCTAGTGCCTCCACTTCTGATTCATCCGAACAAAATTTTACTATAATTATTGATGAGGCAGGTTATAGCTCAGATTCATTTATTAAAGATTTTGGCAAAGAGACTTCTCTTAGGGGGAAGAAAATAGCTTTTTTTATGGCATCCTCTCTTCAGGATTTGAATTCGATATCCGGATCAAAAAAAACCCTAGAACTGCAGAAACTTAGAGAAAGGTCAAAAAATAAAGTGGGTGAAGTGTTGATTGAAGAGAGGTTTATTGTTAGTAGTCACCCAAATAAAAACGGCGGTGGGTCTATTATCGTATCCGGACCTTCTTTTGCTAACTTACCTATATCTTTTCAAGAAAGCGGAACAAATAAGGTTGTTGGGGCGTGCGCCGTACAGCTCAATCATCCTTTGGTTGAACCTAGGTTTACTTCTAATTTGTATTTAACAGATAGAATGAGCTCGTTAACTTTAATAAATAATATGGCCTCCGTATTTAGGGGTATAATAACTTATTACAACGGAAAAATCATGGCCATACAGGATTCTCAAAAAAATTCTATACAGCTATTTAATAATTCCAATGTTAGCCCTAAAGGTTTTTCTTATGCGGGGGGAAGCAAGGATCAAAGGATCACTAGCTCAATAGTTAGGTATAATGACCGATCTAATAATTTCAAACCCTCGGTCGTGCAAGAAGAAGACCCTAATTCCATTCAAACGATAGGTTTTAAAGAGAAGGAGACTTTGGGTTTTGGTGTGACCTCGACAACTCAGGCTCGGAGATTGGCTAGATGGGTTCTTTTAACATCTCAGTTGGAATTAGAGACAGTTTCTTTTGAAACTAGTCAAGAGGCTAGTTATTTATTTCCAGGTTCGATTTTTGAGGTATCTGATGAAATGCGGGCAGGAAAATCTAAAAGTGGAAGAATCTTAGATATAAATTTTTATAGAAAAATTTACGAATCAGAGGAAGTTAATGGCGTTCGAGTTATTAAGCAAGTATCTAGTCAACTCAATCCCTATATATTATTAGATAAGCACATGTTTGATGAACCTTTCGTTTCTTCTGTGGAGCTTTCTGTTCAGTTGGGTTTGCCAAACTCAACTTTTGAAAAAATAGATGCAAGGGCACCTTTTGAAAGAAGTTCTTTAGATCAAGATGTTGAGATTGAGTCTATTTCAACCCCGCAAATCGCAAAGTTTCAGTGCTCTATAAATTATTATTTTGAATCTGAAGAGGTTGGTCCGCAGGGTCAAAATGTTGTGGCTGAAAATTTTTTAATAAAAATACCTTTTTCTTTAAGTTTGTCTGACAATAAATTTTCTGTATTCAATCATGGATTAAAGGATGGGGATCGAGTTAGGTTTACTTCCGAGGGAACCTTGCCTCTTGGATTGATGACTAGAAAAAAAGCCGAAAGCGCATACTTTATTAGGGATTCATCAAAACATACTTTTAAGATAAGTTTGTCACTTGGGGGTTCAGAAGTTAATGTAATGAATCAAGGTTTTGACGACCTCAGTAATCCCGGAGGAGTTCATTATATATGTCCAGAAGACCCTTTGAAGACAAGAGAGTATCTAGAAAAAATAATGATAGGTTCGGCTTGGAGCGCTAAAGGTTTACTTTCTGCAAAAAGTGATCAAGAGCTTAGTTTAACTGTGTTGAATAAACTTAATTTTACTAGCGCAGGGCTTGCGGATCCATTATGGAAAAAATCTTCATGGCTGGGTTCAATTTACACCCCATCAACTAGGGGGGATTATATTTTATCTGATTTATTAGGTTGGATTTATATAGAAGCCATGAAATATGCAACTTCAGATGATGGGTTTTGGTTTTATACTAATGAAGAACAAAGCGCTGGCTCTGGGTGGGTTTGGACGAGTGAAACGTTAAAAAATCAATATTGGTTTTTCTTTTCTTTGTATTCTGAGTCCACAACCGCTAATGGTTGGGTTGTACCTCTTTACGATAATGGTGAGTTGGTGGAACTATTCGTTTACGAGAAGAATTTGTCAAAATCAACCGGGTCCACATACATTTTAAATGGTAGGGAATACCTAATTGTTCAAAAAAATAATTTAGGTTACTTTCTAGCTAGTTCACGAAAAGGTAGAATCGGAAACCCTTCAAGTCAGATAGTTAGTAATACACCTTCTGATTTAGCTAGCAAAACCTTAAATGAACGAAGACAGGATTTGTTGAATTCAGGCTATTACCAGCGGGTTAATATAGAAAGTATAGAGGCTATTCCTTCTGAAAGTTCCTCCATTGGGGAAGAGGTGATCAGGATCACTTTAATCGATAACCATGGAGTTGAAATAAAAAATCTTCAAGAGATATTTATCGAAGGCGTTGTTGACTCAGTTGGTGATTTCGATGATTACATCAATGTTGTTTATCAATACGATTCTGTAGATAAAAAATGGGCAACTTCTGTTCAGCCATGGGTCGTGTCTAAGGTGAGTGATTATCAGATTGACTTAATCGGATCTTCTTCTTTGTTGAGTCGATTCTCTTCCTCGAACATAACTTCTTTTGGAGAAATTAATTTTTTAAAAGCCGCTAAATCTAATTCAGAAAGAATTCTCGAAGGGCAGCTATTTAGAACTATGAGTGTAAAAGAAGTATCAAAAAATTCATATGAAATTGTTGGTCTTGAATATAACCCATCTAAATTTGACTCTGTTGATAAGCAATTTACAGTTAGGCGACCTGTTATGCCTATACCGCCTCAGGCTGACATGCGTATTCCAGAAGCTCCAGATTCATTAATTTTAACCGACCTTACTCGATAAAATGTTATCTACTGCAATAGGAATTCAATTCGACGTTAACGACTTATCTTCTAGTTATGAAGTTATCGGATCTTCTGATAATTATTCATTTCAATATAATTTAGGGAAGGGTAGCAAGTTAGTAGATTTTGCTGGAGAAACCGCCCAGAAAACAGTTTCTTTAAAAGGTAACTATGGAGAGTTTTCAATAAGGGTTTTTGCGATCAGCGATATAGGTGTTAGATCAGAATTTATTGAAGATAAGATATCTGTTAATCCCCCGTTTTTTGATGAAACTTTTACTTTTTCCGATATAAGAATTGATAACCTGCCGGAAGAAGCTTATATAGGTAGGACTATAGAAATCGAACCTTCTTTAAGCGGTAACCTTTTAGCCGTAAACTCGGAATATATAAACAGGGATTTAGAAATATCTTGGAGGTTGACTCCTCCTATCGGTCACGCAAAAGAAGGACAGTCTCTTGGTAATGAATTGTTGAGTGATAAGTTTTTAGATAATTTTTCTATACAAATTAGAAACACTGAAAATGGTAATGTAATTTCTACGTCAGATTTAAATAACTCAATAGCCCTGCAACAAACATTAAACACTGCTTCTGTTTCTGACATGATGGATGCTTATACTGGGTTCTCTTTTATTATTTCAGATAACACCTTGACTGAATTAAATTTAGATAGAACTCTAGCTTTAGAAGTCGTATCTAATGATATGTTTGGTAGGCAGGCTACTGGAGTTATAACAGGTTTGAATTACGAACCAATAATTGACACATTAAGTTATAATTTAAGAGGCGCTAAAATGTCGTTCAGTTGGTCAACTCAGGACACAGATTTCAGAGGTGTCGAAATATCATCTTTAGGTATCCCTGGTGAATTGGAGATATATAACCCGAATAGCTTGCAAGATAGTCTCGATCATTACAGACAAATAAACGACGCTTCTCTTTGGGATGTTCATAATAATTACTTATCTGGTTCAAAAGTCCTTTTTGGCGACAAAGTTTTTGAATGTATACAAAGTTATGGTTTCTCAAGCCCTCCAAATGTAACACCTGAAGAACCTGCATATTGGAAAGAAATTGGTGAGCCGTTTAATTTTTTCGAAACTAAGGATTTTGTACTAGAGGAATCTAACATAGAGTATTCTCAAGTTTGGGGGTATAATTATTATTACTCTTTTCTTCCTAGCGACGGTTACGGCACTGGAACCTTAGCTAATCTCACCGAAACGGGGTTGGTTAACGGGGGAGAACTTGGAGTATTTAGATCTGATGTTAAAGTTGATAATTTAAATTTTATAGAAAGAGAAGATGATTTAATTTTCAGATGGAATATAACAGATCAAGATAATAATTTAGTCGATTTAAATCAATATAAATTTTTAGTAGGTTCTTCTGATAAGCCAAGATTACTTGGAATAAGTGGATCTTTATTTGATAGTGATACAAATAATTTTTTGACAGGTATAACAGAAGGCTTAAATTCAAGGACTTCTGTAGTAGATAATGGAGTTGAAACTATTATAGAAGATCTTCCTGGGACCAAAGTTTTTGAAACATACGAATATACGAGGGAGATAAATAATAATTTATACGAAACTGGAGGGTTTCCAGTTCATAAAGACTTTTCTACTTCAGAAAAATATAATAGCGGAGAAAATGTAACTATAAATAATGAAGTTTTATATACTTCTACCGAAATAATAGAAGATGTAGATTTACCTATAGTTTCCCCTTATTATGAAGAATGGTCTCCTGAGATTGATTATATATTTAGAACTGGTTATGAATACTCTAGCTGCGTTCAGTTTAATTCGGCTTTATACTGTGTAACAGGATCTGTTGATGAACAAATAATAGGTCCATCGTCTTCTGATGTACTTGGAATCTTTGATGAAAGGGTTGATTATTCTTTAGGGGATTTAGTTATTGCACCCAGCCAAAGAGTAGACATCTATAATACTGGTAGAGATTTTTCCATAGGGGACTTAGTATTACATCATGGATCGATATACAGATGTCATAAAAATCAAAGCTCCCTAGATTCAATCTTTCCTAGTACTGGGCAAGATTATTGGTCTACTGTTGGGCCATTTCAAGGTTCTTTATCTAATATATATAAGGCTATAAATCCTGTCGCTTCTGGTTCGCAGATTATTCCGTCTTCTGGAATTAATCATTGGCAAATTCAGGATCCAGAAACCTCAGATAAGTTTTATTTATGTGCGGAGAAATATGAGTTCAATATAATAAACTGGTCAGATGAATTGAATTTTGAGCCTGGAGCTTTTGTTGTATACAATAATGATATATGGAGTGGAGTTTTAAGTAGTGGTCCAGATAAAACAGTTGGAGCAAAGAGGCCAACTTATCAAAATTCAGTTTTTTGGGAAACAGGTTTAGGTGGATCTCATGACTTCTCAACGAATCACCAAGAAGGAGATAGAGTTTTCTTAAACGGTTTTGTGTACAAGTGCCTAAGTAATAATCCAACAGGCGCCCCATTAAATGCTGTAGTGGATTCTCAAACCGGAGTCTATTCTAGTTATGAAAATTCTCAATGGAAACCTTATTGGGAATTAAATAATACTTATGACAATATAGTTTTCAAACACATAGGCATTCCAGAGAGAGGAAAAAGAAGTGTTGGCTTAGAGTTAGGAATCTTAAGTCCTGAGGGAAACATTTTAAATTCTAGACAGATAATCGGCAACAATCCCGAGCCTAGTATATTACCCCAAGGCTTTCAAGTCGATTCTTTAAGTAATGTTACAAATGTTAGGTTCAATTTTAATTACGCATTCGGATCTAGGGAACAAACCACAAAAGTTCAATTATATAGATCTGAGAATCCTAATTTTTCAATATTAGATGACCAAGGCTTTCCAGGGAGCGGAGCTTTATCGTTTGTGTCTGAAATATTGGGAGCAGGAGATTCAACTTTCGGGAAGAATATAACATCAATTGTTGATTCCCCTCCAATACCTCATGTTAGCGGACTCGGAGATCAAATCACTGGGTATTATTATAAGATTCTCCCTTTTGACGCTTTTGGTAGTGGGGATTTATTTAATGTAACCGATAATCAAGGCGACCTTGAAAGGGTTTTGGTTTATCCTCATGGATATAATAATCAAAATAAAAATGGTTATATGGGGCCGGTTTTCTCCACAACGGAAGATGCAATTCCTGGTCCAGTTATTGACCTTGATGGAGACACTTCGTTTAAAAATTACTTTTTAAATTGGAAACTCCCTGACTCCCAATTCGATTTGTCAAATAATTTAGTTCTAACATCTCCGAATGACATTAGTCATTATGAGATTTGGCAGTCAGAAAGTGATCACCTTTTCTTTGGGTCTAGAAACACAGCTTTAAGTGAACAAGAAAATTTGTCTGGCTATAGAAAAGTGACTGGAAGCTTGGTGAGTACAGGCCCCATTCCAAACGAAATAAATGACCCAGCCTTAGGTATTACCAACGCTACTAACATATTTAATGTTTCCGCATCTTCTCCAAGCATACAGGTGAATCATCAAGGGGAACCTAATGATAAAAGATATTTTTGGGTTAGGTCTGTAGATCACGCCGGAAATAAAGGCCCGTTTACCGGAAAATCTAATCTTCATTTAAATAATGGAAATAACGTACTTGGTTTAGATTTAGTTCTTGGTCAAGCTAAAACAACTGATATTGCAGATTTTGAACAAAATATAACTGAAGCGTTTCCTAATAATATAGCTTTAGTTCCAAATAACCCATTCAAGGATAACAATCCAAGCGCAGGTCAAATATCATGGGATCAGCATTTTTTATATCACGAAGGAGAGGGTTATGTCATTGGGGCTGGAACGGCCAGTAATTTAGATCAATATGTTTATTGGAGTTCGACAGGGAGAGTTCCAACTCACAGTCAAGATATTGTTGAATTAAGCAGTGATCAATCTGGGCACCTGGGTCTTGGTCAATTTGGTGGAGGTTCAAGTTTATTGACTTCTGATATATCTAACCCCCTAAGAAATATAAAATATAGCGGCGCTTATGATACGTCAACTTATCATCCAGCTGGAGAAGGTGTAAAAGGCCAGAATCAAGATTCTGAGCGACCTTCATTACTTGGGGAAGTTGGGGATTATATTATAGCCAGAAATTCACTGGGTACCGCGACTCCGATGTGGCACGCCTTCGCTAACGCCTTAATTGGTAGCGCTCATATACAGGAAGCCGCAATAACTAACGCTAAAATACATAATTTAACTGCAGATAAAATAAGATCTGCTGAGATATTTGGACAAGATATTGAAGTTGGTGGAACTGGCCAAGTCAGGAGCGCTGGGTTTGGCGGTTTACATTCTATAGATCAATTCGGTAAACAGCAGCAAGGTTTTGCTATAAGTGGGGATGGAACTTTTGTATTTCAGACTGAAGTCGGTAAGTTATTTTTTGAAGAGGATGAGTTAACTATCCATGGAAATATTAGACAAAAAGATGGATCTGAGTTAACCGTTATGAATATGACCGCAGAACCTAACGTTTTTGCTTACGAAGAGCGTTCTGATGGAGTTTACGTTCCCCAGAGCTCTATATCGATTTCCAGTATTGTTGCTAGGTTTAACAATAGCGATGTTACGTCTAATGAAGTTAGATTTAGGATGGAAGACCCTAGTCGCAATCAAATTTTTGGATACAATAATCATACAGCTGGGGTATACAACACTAACGGGTTCTCTTATAATCCAAGTGCAGATTTTGATGTAAGCACCCAGACCGCCACAGCTTCGTTCAAGTGTGGAGATAAAGAAACGTCTACAGTTGGATTTGATACAATTATCCATGGTAATGATAATGTAGCTGATTTTCAATCTGTGGTTATATTCGCTTCTGGAGTTGGAACTAGTACGGAATATTCAACTACAGTTAGTATGTTGTCAGATGGCGCTAAAGGTCCCACAGGACGAAGTCCTGTTTACAGAGGTGTCTGGAAGGATTTTGAGACTCCTGGAAACAGTTCGACTCCTGCGGTTAATTATTTTGGAATAGAAGATGGAGCTAATTCTGCAGAGGAATTGCGCGGAGATGTTGTCTACAATACGGCCGACACTTCTTATTATATAGCAATAAAAAATAACACAAACAAAAGACCTGATTTAAACTCTTCTATTTGGAAAGAATTTGGCGCTCAATTCGAAAGCGTTGCAACTAATTTATTACTCGCAGATAATGCTGTTATAACTCACAGCCTAACAATGGGAAGTAGTGATTCTAATAACCCAGCAGCTAATGGAGCAGGAGGAGAAATTACTTCATCTTCTTTTGCGGGCGCATTTAATAATGCATTAACAAATTACCTGCCTACGGAAAATTATAGCACCCCGGGTTTTAGGCTACAAAAATCAGCCACTTCTCCCTATCATGTAGCCTTAGATGTCGGTGGGCCAAACTCGTATTTTAGATACAGTAGTATAAGTGATAAAGTAGAAATAAAAGGAAGCTTTATAAACAACACTGTAAGCGAAAATATTAACATTTCTGACGTTACAGCAACCGACTCTCAAGCAACTTTTATTGGCGGCGGCTATAACAATGAAATTCATGAAGATCCAAATAATACTTACAACAGCCTCGGCTCTTCAATTGTTGGTGGAGCTTTCAACGATATTACTGGAAGATTTTCTTTCATAGGGAACGGCTATAATAATTCAGTTGGTGATAATTTTTCTGCTATTGTCGCTGGGTATAATAATTCAATGCCTGAGGTAGATATAAATAATGCAGGCGCAAACATAATTGGAGCGGGGCTAAATAATAAAATAGATGGCGGCTCCACTCAAGCTATATTAGCGGGAGATGAGAATGTAATAAGTTATGATAAAAATGATTCAACATATTTGCAAAATGGAGGGTTAATCAATTTTGAATTTAGCCTTCTTAATAAAAACATACTTGGCGATAGAACTAATCATGTAAGTCTGCAATTATCTAATACATGGACAGCAAATGGCGATAGCTGGTTTCCAGCTACGACAGCAACAGGAACCACATTATCCAATTGGTCTGACTCTTTTTATATTCAATCTTTGTTCCTGGTCGGTAATAGAATAAATAATTGGATTTTTTCCCCAGATCTTGGGTGGATATTCTTAAGGCCAGACGGATCTAATATTTATAAGGAAGTAGCAAATTCCAACAGCTCTGGAGTTTGGGTATGGGTTCAGAACGTGGTTGGGTTTTCTGGTTGGAATTTTTTCTCTAGGTCTGGCGTAAAAACAAATGTAAGCTATTTTCAGAGTCAACATATAGACAACGCTTCTGACCTGGGCAGCTGGCAAGATGGAGAGGGTATACTGATGTTTCAAATTGTACAAAATCAAGCCAAATACTTTGGGTTAATTAAAAATTCAAACAGCGCGATTTTTTATGCAGAATTAACTGGTTGGCAAGTCGGAGATCCCCTTTCGTATGCATCGTCCACACCTCCAAGCATTGGAGATATCGATGGAGATGGAATCGCAGACTCTTTAGACAATACTCCAGCTATACGTTTGCGCGGAATTAGGCAGCCTGGCGGCGCAATCAATTGGTATGTATATGTGATTTTTACAAACGCTTCCCTGACACACGCAAAGCTTTATGTATCAGGTAGTGCGCAATATAGTGGAAGCCTGCAAGATAGCGATACCCTTTCTAGTCAAAATTCTTACAAAGTTGGAGATTTTTCATCAAGCAGTATATCTAATAATATAAATGGGTATAGTAATTATGCTTATTTTAGATTTCCGGTCTCTTCAGATAATGGATCTTCTTACACAAACTCTCAAACTATAGAATCTATCGAGGTTGCCATCCCAACAGTAGGATCCACCGCAGGAAACGAAGCTTCTACCTACAAACATTTATACCAAAGCCTTTAACCCACAATAATTTAATATGAGCTCAGGAAATCCAGGAACAAACCCAGGCGGAACGCCAACTCCAGCACCATCAGATTATGTTTTTGGGGACGGATACAACGCTGGCAATTTAATAGCAGCAGGTTCAGATAATAAAATACAAGAGTCTAGGAGATGCACAATAATTAACGGAGCGGGTAATTTTATACTTGGAAAATATAATACTCATATTATTGGGGACTTCGTTTCTCCAACCAGCCCTGATGGAGAAAATTATTTTCAAGATGAATTGCTAAATAACGCTTTTTATATAGGGTGTATGAATGGACTTCATTCGTTCGGGGATGTTGTGTCTTTTGCCGCATCCGACGAGAGGTTAAAAGATAACATAAAGTTAATTAAAAACCCTCTATCTAAGATTCTTTCTCTTGATTCTGTGGAATTTGACTGGAATGAAAAGCAGGAAACTTACAAGGGTCACGATATAGGGCTAATAGCTCAGCAAGTTGAGGGAATAGCCCCAGAATTAGTAACCACTAGAAGTAATGGTTATAAGGCTATAAAATACGATAAGTTGAATTCTTTACTGGTTGGCGCAATCAAAGAACAACAACAGCAAATAGAGGTTTTGCAAAAACAAGTCTCTGAACTTATTAAATTAAACAAATCTAAGAATTCATAACCTTCATTAACACTCTTGACTCTGTCGGGGGAATATCTGAGTAATCGTTCCAGTCCTTAACTGAATCGTTTTTATATTTTCCAGTCTTCCACCAATCCCTAAGTATAACTTTGAACTCTTCAAAACTGGAACAATTCAATTTATCTCCAGCTAAAGATTCTATCATTGAAGAAGGGGTGAGTGAACCCGCAGAAGAATTGCTCGACGCTGTTTGGTTAGATTTGTCTATTTCGTCATCACCTACGATATGCACGTTTAAGAAATTTCTCACACACCTAACAAACGCTCTGTTGCAAGCTATAGTTTCTAGAAATTTAGTGGCAAAACTGCTTGTATTGTTTAGTGTGGCATTTGCCATGTCGGAGAATACAACTGGCAGGTTTCCTGTTTCGTAATTTGGAGAAAATGTTATACTGCATTTTACTGCAACATGTCCTTCTTCACATTTTTCTACATCATAATAAACATCTGTAAATCCCCTTAGCTTTGCAAGTTCCTTGATTCCGCTAAGCTTTATCAGTAATTGATAATCTTTTAGACCTATTATAGATCTGGGTAAATCTTTTTTTCGTAAGCTAAACCAAGATTTGTTTGGGAAAAGGTTTTCATCTTTAATCATAGCTCTCCAATTTACAGAACCATCTTCTGAGAATTCGTAATCTACATTATCAAGTAATCCGAATTCATTTCTAATAAATTTGCCCGGACCTTCTTTGTAATTTTTCATATAAATCAAGTCACTTGACTGTGAATCTTCTGAGTTATTTGATGATGTCTTTGTTTTTACCATGGTTTTTATCGTTATAAATTTTTAGTGTATCAATTTCTTCCCAGAATTCAGGACAGTCTATAACTTGGTCGTGATCCCCTTCGAGTTCATTTTTCCAAGCTGCCTTGCTGTTGTATATTTGCGCTCCTGATATGATTTTCATTGAATTTTTATAACAAGTATTATCGCATAGTTTTTCAGAATTGTCAAGATCTTTTTTTGTTTTTTCTTTTAATAAAGTAATCGGCCAATCAAAAAATTTTAATCTTAAGTCATTAATTATGTTTTCGTCTTTACATAATAGATTAAATTTAACCCCTCCTTTTTCTAAGGATTTGAAGTAGCTTTCTTCGCTATCGTTTGATACAAAATAGTTTATTCTATTTATGTTCTTGCGTATAACGTTCAGATACCTAATTCCCATTGGTTGATCTAGGAATATATTACATTTTCTTTCGTAGGCCCATTTAGCTATATTCTGTTCGTCGAAACATTCGTGACCCCAAATATTAACTGGCTGACCTTTTGCGAAGCTCTCGGGCATAATATGGTTTGGGACCACTGATAGAGCGGGTATATGATATTGATTTCCCATGTGCAGCGTTTCTATATCTGAGATGTAGTTATCTATCTTTAGTAAATTTAAAACCGATTCCGCTATCTCCTCCGGCTTTATTAAGTTTATCATTTTTACCTGCTCGCTATCAGAAAAAGAAGGTTTTAAGCCATTTCTGTGGGACTCTAGGAGTATTTGTTTTTCTTTATCCCCCCAGTATGGCCCACAACACTCTTTGAATAAAACGCTATATAAACATACTATTTTTTTATTGAATCCCGAAGCAACATGGGTGCTAAAGGAATCGTTGCCAAAATGCAATAGAGATTTCGATATAATATACGCCGACTGTTTTATGTTTGTTCTTCCGTGTAAATGTTCGCAGCCTTTTATTGCTCGATCTTCTTTACCTCCTATTTGTATAACTTTGATACCTTGTTCATTTAAATATGGAGAGATCATTTCCATCACGTCATCATAGTAGTCGTAATTTTTTGATTGCATTCCACTACTCGCATGAAGAGTTATGTATTTTTTTTCAGCTATTGGGTAAAAGCATGTCTCTATATGAGGTTTGTCTATTTTTACCCCACACGATAAAGCGTATTGTTCTATCAAGTGCATAAGTCGAATTGTATTTTATCTTTTCCGTTGTGCATATAATTTAACATTCTTTGAGTCCCTATAAACGGCAAGAATGCAACTTCAAAAAAACCTTTGTGGTTCCCTTTTCCCTCCATTGACGGTAAGTTATCTAACCCTTTATCGTAAGGAATTACTTTGTGAATATATGGGTTGCCATCTAGGATATCGAAGTACTCCGGCTTTGTTGCAAAATATATATTGTAATCAGGGTAAGTGTCTTTTATATTTTTTAATAATGATGTGCATAGATAGATGTCTCCAATGCTTTGCGGCATTGATATTAATAACCTTTTTCCTTCATCGTCTTTATCTAGTAATTCTATAAAGTCAATCTTTTTATTTTTTTGGTTATCTTGCGCAGCAACTTGTTTGAAATATTTTAATATATCACTCCTGGGCATGTCCTCTGATAGGCGTTTCATCCAATGCTTGTGGCCGTCATCTTTCTCGTCAACTTCTATTTTTAATATATTCTTATACAAATCAATTATCCACTCTGAATTATCTTCTATATGAGGGGGAATGTAATCTTCGTCCTTTTCTTCTATGTCGAAATTAAAGTCCCACTTTACTTCTGGCATCGCATCTATAATAGATTCTAATTTTTTCCCAACAACTTCTACGCTATAATTATTTACAACAAACTCTCTTGATTTTTTTCCGATATCTATTAACTTGGAAGCTTTCATATTTAGAACTTTTTTTAATTGACTAGCTATGCTTTGGGGATTTGTGCTAGCTTTTATGAATTGCGTTCCAGGCTCTCTATACTCTGTCCAGCTCAGCGGTAAGCTTCCGCTATCGTCGGTACAACAATCTTCTCCGCAGCTATAATTAGTAACTAAGGTGATAAGCTCTGCTAATTTAGCTTCTTGAATTGGTATTTCTTGACCTCCGCTAGTAAATGGGTGGCAATAAACGCTCATTATGTTATATATCTCATTCAATTGCTCTTCGGAAACACCAGCCTTTGTGTTTGTTGTGACTTGAGATTTCTCTGCCCCGCAAAACCTACAATCTAAACCTTCTTCTTTGTAAGGTTTTATTTCGTATTTTTTACAATTTTTACAATAATAGGTAGTTAGTATTTTTTCTGAGTCTATACCTTTTTCTTTTATTAACCTGGGGATATCCCACCCCTCTTTCCAGTGTGTGTGCAGTAGCAGTTTAGCCTTCGACGTTGGATTTTGATCACAAAAGATTTTAAATCCTTCTAGTAAATTTGGTACGCTTTTTCTTAGCTGATTCCTGAATACAAAACCTATTACAAAATCTCCTTTGTCAATGTTTTGCTCTTTTCGTATCTTTAATTTTTCTTCATCTTTTAATTTAAAAAACTTAGATGTATCCAAGGCTCCATGTAGAGTTTTTACGTGAGTGTGCCCCAACCTATTTAATTCTTTAGACGCAAATGACGCCCAAGAATAATAGTTTTTTATTTTCGGCGCTAATTTTTCAGCTTCCGGTAAAATAGGTAAACTATCCAGCGTCGTCCATACCATGGAGTTAATTTTGTTCCACCACTTTTTATCTGTGTATCCGGAGAATGCCCATATGTCTTCAATACCTATATAAACATCAGGCTTTTCTTCTTCTATGAATTTGTCAATAGTTTGCCCCCCGTAACCCGCACTTCTTGCTAGGTTGGGATCTTGGTTTAATTTGCTTAACAAGGAAGGGTTGTTCGGTAATGACCCTTGGCATTTCCACGGTAATGTGGAAAGCATAGGGTCTCCCCATTTGACACCATTAGAAAACTCGATCAAATCATATTTTCCGGTTTTTTCTAAATGAAGAAGTATGTTTTTCGTATGCTTGCCAAAGCCGGTGAAAGCCTTGCAGTGGTTACTGTGAATTAATACTTTCTTTTTTTTCATTTAAAAAGGAGCTTCATCAGTGCCTTTTACATTATTAGTTTCTTCTTGTTGATCTTTTTTGTATTTCTGTATGTTTTTGATCTCTTCTCTACGCCTGTGCGAGTACAACTCTTTAAGGTAAAATTTTAAAAACTGATCTAGATTTTCTACTTCTCCGGGTTCAAGTGGGATTCTGAATGACTGATTTCCGTTTCTAGTAAAAGTTATCCCGAAAGCTGGAAGAGTAATTGTTCCATTTTGCGTTTTAGATTGTTTATCCCAGGGCACGAATTTAATTGATGTTTTATTATCTTCGTAGCTGTGAAATGCAGAATATTCATATCTTTTTCTGAAAGAACTTATTATCCCGCCTATTTCGAATTCGCTAAATTTTAAATTTATATTCTTATCTGGGTCGTCCTTGTTTCCGGAAAAATTACCAGATTTCTTTTTGTCGTCCCAACTGTATTGTTGTATAGCGCTAACGTAAACGACAGGTTCCTTGTTTCTATTAACTCCGATTTTAAAGTTGAATGCACAACCTGCGTTCTTGCTGTTTGGTTTATAAAGTGATATGCTCATAGTAGAATAGTAATTTTATAAATAATACTATGCTAAAATGAATTTTTCTCAACTATTAATTTTTTGTATATGGTGACACCAATCCTCTTCTGAATATAGATCGCTGTATCTTCTGTAGCTAGAGGTCCATATATGATTGGGTAAATGTTTTATCCTTATGATATCAAAATGTTTTTTCATCAATTCGTCACATTCGCTGTCTTCCATTTTGTCATATTTTTTTTTAATCGGATCCCAAAAGGTTTCGATTATTGCTTTACACAACAACTGCTCAGGGAATCTACATATGTTTTTTAGGCAACATAAGTATACAGCTTTGTTGAAAATTTCGATCATTCGGGTTTTTTCGCCAGCAATAATATGGTCCGATGGGTGAAATTTATTTTCCCTCGAAAACCTAAAATAAATATTAGAAGTTATTATTTTAAACCACCGATATTTTTGGGTTTCATGGTCTTTATTTTTATGAGAATTGTATTTAAGGTTTTCTATTATTGGATCTAAGAATGGAAAACTTTCATCAGACCTTAGTTTTATGCAAAAGTAACCCCCCGCTTCCTTTAGCCCATTTAGGGTTGTGTAGTGCTGATATATCCATGGAGCCTGACTCCCAGGTTTCTTATGGGAAACCGGGACTTCTGAATATTTGTTTACTACTATTTTTATTTTATCTTTATATTTATCTAGCTTACTAATATCATCCTTGTCCCAACAACTAACTATTACTTCTCCATATTTTAAATAACTATCTATTGTATTAATTGATCTATTGTTTAACGGGCCCTGTATGATTATCGATATAGAGTTTTCTAATTTTTCGAATCTTTTTAGTATTTTTTTTTGCAGGGATAGTGCAAAGTTAGTAAAACTAGATACGTACTCAAGTTCCTGCCCTGATTCACCTTTTAATTGATGAGGGTTCCAGCGGTTCATTTTAAGTAATCAGAACACAACCCAAAACATGGTGGGCCCCCATAGTTTCTTGCATCACCCACAACTAGAACGCTTTTATTACTAACCCTTTTTCCTGGATAGGTCCATATGAAATTCTTAGAGGTTAAGGTGAAGTCGTCTGACTCGTGCCAAAAATAATTCAAAACCTTAAATTCGCTCAGTAAATCCATAGCTTCTAGGTTTTTACAGTGGATCCATAGGTGCCTAAAGTTTTGGATCAAAAACTTCATTGGGCACGGATTTTCAGCCTTATCGTGACCGAGCCATAACTGTTCTTTAGCCCAAACATCAATTTCAACATCAAAACCTGAGTCTAAGGCTTCTTGTATGTAGTTTATTGAGTTTTCTCTTTTTTTATCGGGCCCTTTTGTGTTGCCTCTATGGGAGATCAGTATCATCCGTAAAATATTTATCCCCAATAACTGAGGGCGTTTTTATTACGCAGGTTGTAGTGTTATCTTCTAAGGGCATAAAATCTGTAGCTTCATTTTTTTCTATTAGAATAATATCATTTTTCTTGTAAATCTTACCGTTCATTTTTGCTGAGCCTTGTATTATTATTGACACCTCTTCTGCTTCTTTGTGGATATGTCTGTCTTGGTATTCTCCTTTTTTATAGCTTTTTACGGAAACTTCAAATTCATTAGTTTTGAATATGGTGGGTTCAAAGTTTCCTGCTACCCAGCCCCCTTTAAAATCGTTTAATTTGTATTTTCTCAAGGTTTTTATTCGTTAGGGTTTGGGGCGTTAACCCATAAGTCAGGGTCAGATTCTTCTTTACCTTGATTCTCTAAGAAGTACTTTAGGTCTTCCGGGGTTCCTAGTCCCCACATTTTCGGAATATCGAAAATTTTTATTTTTTTATTATCATTAATAGCTTCGTTGTAGACTGGGCAAACGTAAAATTCATTATTAACCCTTGCGTTGCCCTTTATCATCTGCTCTGCATATTTTACGTAATCCGAACCTTTTGTCCAGTAATAAATTCCTACTGTAGCTTTATCACTGATTGGCTTTTTCTCTTGAACCTCTGAGACGAAACCGTTTTCGTCTAGCTTTGCGTAACTCCATTTTGGGTGAGTTGAGTAAAAGGTTAATATACCTCCGTCAATATTGTCCCCCACCATCGAGTACATAAATTCATTACTATCCCATTCTACGAACTGATCTGAGTTTGCAATTAGTAGCGGCTCATTGTTGTCGATAAGACTTTTGGCTAATAGGGTTGTGCAAGCTGCACCTTCTGTTACTCCATTAACCGTCACAATTTCACAGTTGGGCGAAATCATTTCTAAAGTTTCCTTCAAGCTATATTTGTGATAGTGATCTTCTTGAACTATAAAAATATGCTTTGCGTCTACATTTATATTTTCCACAACCGTTTGGATCATAGGTTTTCCCCTTACTTCTATTAGGGGTTTTGGGAAGGTGAACCCCGCTTTTTGAAAACGAGATCCAGCACCAGCCATAGGTATTAATACGTTCATTTTGCCTCCTTGCCATTTTGGGTTAATTTTTGAATTTGCATTTGCTTTATCTATTGTATATTGTATTTTGGATAATTCGACGTCATTCATGTTCATGACTCCACATAAATAAGCTCCGGATAGAATAGCAGCTTTCCTTCCGATGTGGGAATCTTCCACTATAACACATTCCTTTGGAGATAAGCCTAGATTTATCATTGCCTTTAGGTACATTTCTGGATTAGGCTTTGGGTGCTTGACATCTTCGTTGGTTACATAAAATTCTATATACTCAATTAGGCCCTTCCTTAGGAGTATCATTTTTGTGGTTTCTCGTATGGAATTAGAACAAACGCACATTTTGAAACCTTGCTCTTTTAGTGATTTCAAGAGGTTTGTTATTTTTTTATCTGGAGAGACTCTATTGTTGATAAAGTTGACTGTCGCTTCTTGCTTCTTCTTCCAAACTTTGTCATGGTAATCTTTTGGTAAGCCCTTCTTCTCCGTAAGTTTGTTCAGCTTCTTTGTTGTTGGTAGTCCGTCATATGTAGATAAGTGCTCCTCTCTGTCTATGGTGTATTTTTCGTCTATAGATTTTAAGGCTTCATTCAGGCAATGATAATGAAGTTCCCTCGAGTCCACTAAAACTCCATCTAGGTCAAACAATACTGCCTTTATCATTTAAAGTAAGTAATTTTTTTCAAGAAGATTTTCTATATCCTTCTCAAAGTAGGGGTATGTTATGTAGTTTTTTGACAAGGTTTTTTCTCTAGCTTTATTTATTTTTTCCTCAGTCCATGGGTAGGGATCGAACCCGTACTTCTCAAATATTAATTTTGAGGAGATAGAGTCGTTAATTGAATCCGACTCTTTCCATTGTATTTTATCTATTTTCCTGACATCGGGATCTACTAAATAACCCCTTGAATCTTCATTTCTGTTTTTAAGTATAGGATTTAAAACTCTATGATGGGCTGTATCTTGTATGGAGGAATTTTCTTTATTGTGCATCACGCATCTCCAAAAATAATCCGCAGCTTGCCTAAATAAACCGCAAAACCTTTCGTCCCACAATCCTGTTTTAATTACGGCTTCCGGAGTGTACGAGTGGAACTGGTCTCCGTGGCCGTTTTGTATAAAAGAGTATCTTTCGTGAAGCTTAACGCATTTGGAGGCCCAATCCTGTTTGAATTCAGAGTCATCCTGACTGCATACAACTATATCGCAGTCCGGTTTAGTTAGCGATTTGAACCCGTTAATTATTGCCTGATTCCAGTTTCTTGCTAAGTGCCCAGTCGACCAGTCCGGTCTTAGGTTATTATTTATAATTGACACTTTATCTTTAAACTCTTCGGGTATAATTAGTTTTGTGTGATTATTTATCAATATAACTTCATGTTCGAAATTATTTATGTCGCTATTAAATATCGAAGGTAGTGTTATCGGTAACCTTTTCTCCCCTAAGTATGTAACTACAAAAATCTTTATTTTCATTAGTTAGCCATTTCTTAGTTCGTGGATCACAAACTCCTCTGAGAGTTCTTCGTTTTTTATGTGCCACCAATCTACGGGGAAGCCGAATTTTGAATATTCTTCCGGTATTCCTGGATGCTCGTCGAGGCAAGATTCAAAAAAGAAGGTATCCGGTTTTTTTCCTATATTCCTCCATATATTAAACATTAAAGTGTTTACCGCCGAAACTACTCCAATGTGTTCGTAGTCGTGTCCGCCTATTATTCCTCCTTTTTTTAGTTTTGGGTAGATTACTCTTATCTCGTTTAATAAGTGATTGAACTCGTGGCTGGAATCTAGATACACAAAGTCAAGAGGTTCTTCTATCTCCTTGAGTTTGTCGATCGAATTCCCTTTCAAGAATACCACATTGTCTTTTTTTAACAAAGAAGTCCCTGGCTCTCTAGGTGGGTCATTTACGTCTATTAAATATAGTTTTTTTATATCTAGGTTTTTATATATATTTTGAGAATTTAGGCAACTACCTATTCCTGACTCAACTCCAATAAGATCTTTTTTGCCTTTAAGCGCTTCCATTGAGGGCCTGAGCTTTGTTAAAACTTTATTCTCTTCCCATTTCTTGCTTGATAAATACTTACTTACATCGTACCAATTTCTTTGCAAATCTTGACTTCCATATGATTTATTCATTATTGATAGTATTTTATTTTATACTATTTTCTATTGTATATGTATTTTTGGAATAATATTTTATCGCAATTTTCTATATTTACATATTGGTCCCAGAAATTTATCGCGTTGCTCCTTATTGCTTTGTAGTCGTTTTCATCAATAGATAGAAGATCCATCGGGTCCACAACTCTTCTGATACACATAGAGTCCCAACTAACCTCATCCTGAAATGGGAAATCTTCCATCCCTGAGATAATCGGTACTGTCCCTGACATCATAGATTGGTAAAGCCTAAACGAGCTACTTCCTGCGCCCCTAGGGCAGAAAGAGAATTTAGATAAAGATAGTCTTTTGCAGAAATTTTTATTTAATTTTATTCTCTCTTCTTTGTTTTTTATATGCCAGATAGGTTTTGTTTTTTCCCTGTCGAATTTTGGAAGATTGTAGTTGAATATTTTATCTCTATTCGCATACCCCGTTTGACCTGTAAAGCAAAAGTTGTTTATTTTTCTGGATGACCTGCATTCTTTTATGAAAAGCAAGTCTTTGATCATTTCGTATTCAAAGTGCCTCATGGTTAAGGGTATTGGTATTATCTTTCGAGAGGAATTTTCTGCAGACCCCATTAATGGTTGACATATAAATTTAGTGCAAATGCTATCCCTGTAAGCAAAGCTTGGATTATCATGCATAGCTAAACAAAAACACTTATCCCCGTACTTTTTATATACATCTGTACTTGATAGCCTGCTGAAATCCCTGTCACACTCTAGATAATCTAGATATAGTAGTATGGCATCCGCTTCGTTATGTTTTTCTGTATAATCTATGCGGTCTAGGTTATGGGAAAATGGTCTTCCCAATATTGGATCGCGCAAGGTATCTTCGTTTCCATTAATGACCGATACTTTTATTCTAGAATTGGTATCCATATAAATCTATATCTCTTGAAAAAGATCTCTCCACTATATCTTTTGTTGTCTCGTCGTAGTAGTCTCTATAATTTTTTTTACCCCTATTTCTTGATCTTGATTTTTTATTAGGATCAACCTTAATGCCTGTAATATCCTCCAGCGATTTTAAGCCCTTCTCTCTGTCTTCAAACTTTATAACTAAGTCCATATCTTCATCGGCGTAATCAGAGCATTGCAACCCATGTTCCCATGGGGCAGGTTTGTAATGTTGGAGAAAAAACAATAAGCTTTTTCCGGTTCTTATTCCATAAGCTTCATGAAATATTTGATGGTAAAAAGATATAACTCTATCCCATGGATTTCTGACTATAGTAAACTTAAAGTAATCGCTCCACTCATTTCTTAGGTGGAGTTTGATTTGACTCGCTCTCAAATGTTTCTGGTTATCTGGAACTAATTGATTTCCTAGTATTTCATTCTCTATAGATGTTCCGCTGGTTCTAGGAGCATGAATGAATATTATTTTTTGTTTACTTAAAATCATTTTGTAATCGAGCTCTAAAATTAGCCTCATCGCTAGATGCAAATGTGTCGTTTTTTTCATCAAGAGAGTCTCTTGAGTTGTTATTGTCTTTGTGCGACCAGTGCTTATGCCTTATTATTGTCTTATCTATATATTGACATTTATTTAATTTTTGTGAAACTTTAGTGAATTCATTATCGCAATAAAGGGTTATGTATGAGGGGTGATATATATAGCCAAACCTGTCATAGTATTTCTTCCCTAGTATACATAATGTGTTTAGTTTTTGACCTTGGTAGCCATCATTATACCAAAGAACTCCGTCCGTGTCTGGGTAAAATCTTTTCATATCTTCGATTATCACGGAGTCATAACCAACAACCTCTGGGTGCATGTCATCGCTAGCAAGCAAACAGACATCAAATTCTTGATTTTTAGCTCCCGAATTTATTGCACATACCTTTGTTGTGAAATTACTAATTAGTTCGTTTTTTACTATTTTATTATCATTAAATACAATGCTTACATTCGGGAAGGAATGGATTAAGTTAATGGCTGTTTTTTGATTCATCGATGTGTCGTCGTTGTCACAACTAATCACAAATCTAGTTTCTTTATGTGTTGATAAATTTATATACGACTTTAGAACTTCTATACATTTGCTGAATCTATTTCTGGTAGGTAATACTATTAGTAATTTCATTATAATAAATTATTTAAAAAATTATTTAATTTAAGGTTTTGTTCTTCGTTGTTTATTATTTTCCTTATTTCTCTAGAGCAATTAAATTGAACTTCATTTCTGAAATCTTTGTTTGATAGTAAAAAGTTTAATTGAGAGATGTAATCCCCTAGGTCTCTGAAGGTAAAAGCAGTTACTCCTAGCTTAAGCCATTGCAGGTAACTTTTTCCTTCTGTTAAAGGTTCCCAGAAGAAGACAGGTCTACCTTTTGCCATACTTTCTATAACTGCGAAGCCATAACCCTCTAATCTTTTGATATGTAAGGTTGCGCAACTTTTATTCATTATATCGGACGTTTCTGCTTTTGTCTTATCTTCGCATAGGAGATAGTTTGCTGTAGTTGATTTTTTTATTTTGTTGTAACACTCAAAATCTTCTGGGAAATTATTTTTATAATCACATATGTAAGTACCTATGATATCTGAATCGCTAGGACCTTCGTAAGAGAACATCTCGTAGTCGATCCAAGGTCTGTAGTGGAAATAATGTTTCTTGTTCTTTTCACAAAGCTTTGCCGCTAGCTGATCTGCAGGCATGTAGTTCTCTATAATGTCCCAAGGGTAGGCTGTATCCCAATAGTCATTACCGCTATAGAACGCTAATTTAGCACCCCACTTTTTCGCCTCCGGCCATAATATGTTTATAACTTCAAATTGGTTTTCGAATGCACTCACGAAGATAACCTCTGGTTTTATGTCGAAAATTTCATCTTTGCTTGCATAAATTGTGTTTTTTGCAAATCCGTATTTTTCCGTTGATTCGCTAGTGTGTGATTTATTCCATGCCCAACCCTGTGGTGGGAGTTCTGATATGATGTAATCTTTAGAGGGTAATATCAATTGATGCCCAAGCTTCTCTAAGCTTAGGCTTAAGTTCTTAGTTAGAGTTATATGTATGTCTGGGAAGAATATTTTCATTCAGCTATTGTAGATTGATGACCCCTATTTCTCCACTTTTTTCCATTTTTGCAGAGGATTGTTTTTATGTTATTGAATGAGTTAGTTCCAGTTAGCTGTTTGTATTTACAGCCTTGTAGTTGTAGGCATATGGTCATTACCGACTCTGGAACTTTTATCATGTATTCCGGATAACCTTCGTTCCATAATTTATCAATAGCTTCATTCACCTTCGATATGCAGTTCATATATTTATCCATTTCATTTGGATGGCCTATAGCAAATTGATCATTAATTTGATTAGGTAGTGAAGCTTTATCGTAAACAAAACTAAAAGAAAATTCTTTTTTCATTTCCTCTTCGTGGTTATATATATTATCACTCTCGAAAAGTGGAGTCCTGATGCATTTTGATTTAATACAGTCTTCAATTTCTTGTTGATTTACGGACTCTAAAATTTGAATATCAGGGCGCAACCTTATCACTAAATCGTAACTCGTGGATTTTTCTTGTTCGTACTCCCTGTATAAAGAGTGGACGCCTTTTATTCCTGCTAACATAGGTATTAAACCTTCACTTGGTTTGCGGGTGAGTTTATCTACCTTTAATAGCTTTATGCAATCCTCAAAGTTTAGAAGCCTTAGGGCGGACGGACTGAACGTTCTACTAAAATCGTCCACATCCTCACCCTCCCAAGTTGTTAAGAAAATGTCTGGGTTGAAAGGCTTAATGATGTTTTTAGAAATAGATTCAAAACACTCTTTCCAGTCTCCAAGTTTACCGCTAAAAAGTAAGGCTGCTTTCATTGCTTTATTACTTCCGTTACATCCCTTTGGGCGACAAGCCTCTCTATGTCATCTAATAAGAAAGGGTATAGTTTGTAAGCTGGGTTTTTAAGTGAATTTTTTATTATCTTACTTGCGCTTTTTACGTCGTAATGAAGTGGAAAGACAAATTTTTCATTAAATAGCCACCTTATTAAATAAGAATACTGTACAGTTCCGTACTGTTTGCAATATTTTGAAAATGTAAATGTAGGTTTTCCATAATGGTATGGAATAAATCTTATACCCGAATCTATTCCAAAGGCAGCTATACACTTGCTTGATATGTAGAATATGTCTTCTAGTGAGGCTTTTACGAAGTGGATTCTCTCAAGTCTTTCGTTTTTTATTTTTTTGTATATTGATTCAGAGTCTTCGTTAATTAATACAACAACGTCAAATTCTTGAGAGATGTTTTTTAGGAGTTTAGATATGTACCACTCTTCCATGTTTGAGTCCGCTCCATCTCTAGCGTATAGGTGCGTCATTATGAAATTATCCGGTAAATTAATATTGGTAGACAGTTTTAATTCAGGTTCAGGAAAAAAGTTAAAATGTTTTAACCAGTCGTATGGATGATTCAGCCATTCAAGGGAGTCTATATGAAGATCGTAAAACAGATCATACTCCTCAATCATTTTTTTTCTTACCTCTGTTGGTATATTATCTATGTGCCCTGGATATAATTCGTCTGGAAAATTTGATGACTTGATTGTTATTTTCTTGAACCTCTTCGACTCTATGACGTTAGTTTCGTTAAAGTGGCTGGGCCACATTTTATTAAGTATATCAGATTGCAATCTATTACCTTCTGTGTCCGAGAATAAATCAATAATGCAATTCCCGTGGAATTTCTTTATTGCGGGTATGAGTCTATTGGCGGCGAGATGATCTCCCAACCCACCTTCCATTCTTACTGATATCTTCAAACCTTCCTACCTCTCACCTTAACATCCCCGTTAATGACTAAAGTTTTCAATTGAGTTAACATCTTGTTTGATGTTTTTTTTCTTTTTATGTGACTGAGCTTAGCTAACCTATTCATGCTTGCGGATATTTTTCCGTAAGACATCCCCCCTAAATCTTCAGCAATCCTATTGTTAGAGAAGAATATAGGCTCTCCGTGTCCAGCCTTAGATAATAAATAATTGTACACAACTAAATCGTTACCTATTAGTTTTCCATCAATTACATCTTGTTGTACAGCGATTGGTGTTTGTATGAATTTTCTCATGTGCTTAATAATATCAGTAAAATCATTTTTCGTCAAGTATAATTCAAAAAATTAAATTTTAGTAATTCAAAAAATTGAACGATGTTAATAGTATAGAGTTCCTTACTATATTTTTTATTAATATATAAATATAAAATATTGACATTATTGAGTTAAGATGATATACTGTTCTTATGAAATTTATAGATTTAAGTGAAGATAAATATTTTCTAATAAAATGCTCTGACTGGTCGGTTGTAATATCCGCAAATAATGAGACAGAAGCATGCACGCAAGCGTTAGTTTGTATGCTAGATAGACGGGGCAAGGATTTAAAATTATCATCGGTAATGATATCCAACGAAATGAAACATGATGTTATGGATGAGGATTACGACGAACTAGTTTCGTATCATTCAGTTTCGCAAATGCTTGCAAATGCGGGAATGCATGACTTATCAACCAATTTGAAAAATATATTTGGAGCATAAAAGGATGAAGATAATAGGCATATCAGGGTTAGCGAGATCAGGTAAAGACTCTTTTTACGAGATGTGTAAACCCCTATTGGACAAAAAAGGCGTAACACACGAAAAGATGGCTTTCGCAGACGAGTTAAAAGGGGAGGTTAATTCTATATTAGAGAGGTATGTAGGAATTTCCGCATTTACAGAAAACACTGAAGAAAAGAAAGTGATAAGACCATTGCTAGTTACCTACGGTACACACATAAGAAGAAAAATGAACCCCAATTGTTGGATCGAAAAAATAGAAAACAAGCTTAAATCTCAACAGATAAAAAGTGAAGTTCTATTTATAACGGACGTTAGGTTCGAAAATGAAATTAAGTGGATCCACGACTTAAGGGGGACCTCGATACATGTATCCAGGTCGGGAATAATTCCCCCAAATAAAGACGAAAAGGAAAATGATCCTAAATTGGAGGAGCAATCTTTTTTTAAAATAAAATGGAATAACTTCGAAAAAGAGGATATGATCAAAGTGAACAGCGAAGTTGAAGGAATACTAAAATCTATACTATGAGTGATTTATCTGATCTTCAAATAATAAACGAAATAAAGAAAGACAATAATGTCGAGTCTAATTTAGCTAATTTAGTTAATAGGCATAGCGGTATCTATTTAGATATGGTAAACGCCTATTCATCGAACGATAATCCTTATATAGATAGAGATGAATTGATAAAAGACAAGGAGTATAAAATATACCTGGCGGCCCTAAATTTCGACGAAAATAGAGGAGCCAAGTTCAGCACATACCTTGGTAATGAGACCAAATGGTCCTGTCTGAATACTTATAACAAAAACAAGAGGAAGCCTGTATTTAACTCCGAGTATATAGAAAATATATCAGACAATCCAGGCTTAAACGAAGAGAGTATGAAAGAATCCCTCAAGAGAGATATGTTTGATAAAGTTTTATTAATAATCAAAAAACACCCAGACAAAAGAGTAGAAAAAATTTTTAATATGAGATACATTATAGGAACTAAAAATAAAGTTATGGCATGGAAAGATATAGGGGATGAAATGAAATTAAGTATACAGGGATGTATAAATATCCACAACTCAGCGGTTGTGCACGTAAGAGAAGAATTAAAAGGAGAATTAAATTTTGAATAAATTCATAGGACTTGGTAATTTAACTAGAGATCCAGACTTCAAAAATACGAAATCTGGAAAAGCTGTCTGTAACTTCAGCTTAGCAATAAATAATAAGGCAAACGATTCTGTAACGTTTGTAGATATAGAAACGTGGAGCAAGACTGCAGAGAATTGTTCCAGATTCCTTAGTAAAGGGAGGAAAGTAGTAGTAGAAGGAAGGTTACAGCTAAACACTTGGAACTCTAAGAGCGGCGAAGCAAGAAGTAAATTATTCTGCATTGCGGACCAAGTAACATTCCTAGATAAATCAAATGACAACCAATTACATAGAGAACTAAAATCTAATCAATTAGACAATCCTTTGTTGAAAGATGAAGAAGATGAGTTTGCAGATGTACCATTTTGATGAAAAATTTAATATTTAAAGGTCCCTTAAATTCTTTATCCTTCGGGAATGTTTCTTTTAATATAATTAAAGAGATATTTAAAAAAGGTATAGACTTATCATTATTCCCTATAGGTAAAATTGACATAGATTCATTTGGCGAGCAAACCAATGAGTTCAAGACTTGGCTTGAGGACTCAATTAATAATAGGTTTTTAAAACTTGATAAAGACTCAACAACCCTGCAAATGTGGCATCTTAATGGATCAGAAAATAGAATAAGCAGGAAGCAGATACTTTACACGTTTTTTGAATTGGATGAACCTACGGATAGTGAAAAAAAACTAGGATCAATGCAAGATAAATTGGTTTTTAGTAGCTCTTATGCATCTGAAAAGTTTGAAGGTAGTAGTTTTGCTCCATTAGGATTTGACGAAAGCTTCTTCAACACTAATAAAACCTACATGAGTGATAAGATTCATTTTGGAATAATGGGTAAATTTGAAAAGAGAAAACACACCGCTAAGTTAATAAAGGCGTGGATAAAAAAATACGGCAATAATTACAACTACCAACTAACTTGCTGCGTAACAAATCCATTCTTTAAGAAAGAACAAATGGAATCTATACTAAGAGAAACTCTCGGCGGAAAATCCTACGGAAACGTAAACTTCCTGCCATTCCTACCTCAAAACTCGCAAGTCAACGATTTCCTGAACTCCATAGATATAGACATAGGTGGGATGAGCGGCGCAGAAGGGTGGAATTTACCTTCCTTTAACGCGACCTGTCTAGGAAAATGGAGTATAGTATTAAATTCAACAAGCCACAAGGATTGGGCGAATAAACAAAACTGCATCCTAGTAGATCCAGACGGAAAAGAAGAGATATACGATAATATCTTTTTCAATAAAGGATACTCCTTCAATCAGGGGAGTATGTACACATTTGACGAAGAGGAATTTATTTCAGCAATGGAGACAGCAGAGACTGTTTGCAAAAAAGAGAACACTGAAGGTGCCAAATTAAAAAATAAATTTACATATAAAAATACACTAGATAAGATATTAGCATAATGCCTTTATACACATACGAACATCCGGAAAGCGGGGAGACTATTGATATAGTTCAGTCAATGAATGATGATCATATTTATATAGATAAAAATAAAACCAAATGGAATAGAGTTTTTCATGCCCCTCAAGCGTCTATTGACGCAGATATTGACCCTTTTGATAAAAAAGCCTTCAAAGACAAAACTAACAATAAAAAAGGTACATACGGAGATTTTCTTGACAAAAGTAAAGAACTGAGTCAAAAAAGAAAAGATAAGTGCGGTTTTGATCCTGTGCAGAAAAAATATTTCAAAGAATATAGCTCTAAAAGAAGAGGGGTCAAGCACCCTTTAGATACAGACTAAAATTTCAGTGTAATATCTTCTGATATGCCAAATTCAGAAGATTACAAAAACAATCCGTTATACACCGATATAACGAAACTTGATCACCTATCCCCTTCGCCGAGCTTTGGCTATAGGTGGAGCATTGAATCAGGAAGGTGGGAGCCCGCAACCAACACATTGCAGTTGGATATGGAGTCCACCAATGATATTCTTATAGGCATATCAGGAGCCATTCAAAGTTTTACAGGCGTACTAAACGATATACACATAGGCGTTGATCTCGAGCATGATCAAGAAACTCACAGGCTACTTTCGGGTATATCTGGATCATTAGGTTATAATAATGATGAAGAAACTCATAAATTATTATCGGGTATATCTGGAGCTTTAGGAAATAATAATGATCTAGAGACTCACAGACTACTCTCTGGACTATCAGGAGAGCTTTCCAATATACATATTGGAGTAGATCTAGATCACGATACAGAAACCCATAGACTACTCTCTGGAATTTCAGGGGAGCTTTCCGACATCCATATTGGAGTAGATCTAGATCACGATACAGAAACTCATAAATTACTTTCAGGAATATCTTCGCAGTTACTCGATATAAAAAAGGGCGTAGATCTAGACTCAGATTCCGAAACTCATGCGCTATTAAGCGCTGTAATAGCTAAGTTAGATAATGTCGGCGGCAGCCTGTCTATTTGCGAAGGGACTAGAAGACTCTATCAACCCTGGAAATTAAGAACTAAAACTGTTAAGCAAAAAATAGAAGAGGATTTCATATTGATGGAAGATATATCTGATGAAGATAGATATGGTTATTCTACAGGTGTTACCTATGGATCTGACAGAAGTCTGTTTGATGATATATATGGAACTTACTTCAATAATGGAAGAATGAGCGCCAACACCCCCGAAGAAAAACATCCAAACCATTTTATACATTCAGAGTCTACAGATCCTAATAGAGGAGTAGATAAAAGCGAATCTTTTCATACAGATACTTTATTTTCAATGAGACAGGAAAATGTCTCAGCCAGCCTTATAAATTCCTATGAATTAGAAGATTTTAACGAAATATACAAAAGGGGACACGTAGATAATGTTACTATTTTTAACCATTCTGTTTACCCGATTCAGTTCCACACAGCGGAAAGAAGGTTGGATGACAGAGAACCTGTTTCACCAGAAACAAAAGATTTAATATTTTTGGATACTGATATGGCTGTAAAAATAAGTAATGACGAAGCTGGTAGGATTTTCGTCAAGAGGCCTCATACAATATCTGGATTTTCTGTCACCTATTCTATAACTTACAAGGAAACCGGAAGGTATGACGTCATACCTTCTAATAACTTTAACTCTTGGAAGCTTGAATCAGACAAGCTCTCAGCCTTACCTTCTGGAGAATTGCCGGAAGATCCAAACTCAGAGTTCAGCGTCTGGGAGCTAGAAGGAGAATACATTATGCCTAAAACCCCCTTGGATAATACAAAATATAGCCTTTGGCATGTAGACGGCGATCACATAGTAGCTAAATAATGGATTTTTTCGAAATAAGTCAGTCCATCCGAAAGGTTGGTAAAGATAAATATATCATAGGGAAACAATCATCAAACCCCCTAGTGCTAGTTGAAGGTAAATCCCTAAAAACTGATATTGGTATATTTGAAAATATTATTTCAGACAAGTCTGAAATAAAAGATGAATACGTAGAGTTATCTAACATAGATAACCTAATATTAAAAACAGGAATCTTTAATAATCTATCTGGAGCAGAATTAACTTCATTAAAATCCAACCTAGAAGAGAGTTTCATAAGTAATCTATATTTAAACACGGGGTCCTTTGATAGCTTATCGGGAAATATAGTTCAAATGGAAACGGGGTTTAGTGAGAAAATATTTATTGAAAATATAGATATACTAAAAGGACTCCTAATTACAAGCGGAAACTTGATTCTAACTGGAGATCACCTTCACAAACATATAGATGAATTAAGCGAAAACTTGATTCTAACTGGAGATCACCTTCACAAACATATAGATGAATTAAGCGGAAACTTAAGTGAAACAGGAGCTTATCTTGATGAACGCATAGATCAAACATACAAAGATCTTACTCAAACAGGATCCCTACTAAGGGAAGATCTTAATGCCACGGGACTATATCTACAGGCAATGCTTAGTGGTCAGCAAGTTATATCTGGAGATTATTCGAAGAATAGGTTCATGCTAGAAGAAGCTTTTGAGGAAGATGAATTTGGAGATATAGTTCCAACCAACCACCCTTTCATATCTGACCCAATGTGGATGCTAAGAGAGGATGGGGATCTAGAACTTAGAGCCAATGTTTGGAGGTATAATACTGGGCCAGATGCATTCACTAAAGATATATCTTTTTAACAATATTTGTGTAATATAAGTAATGGCTACAAGAAATTTAGTACCAAGGAACAGTGGAGAAGGGGGAGTAGGCAGGCTAGACAAAGCTTGGGCTACAGGAGTCTTCGATAATTTATATTTTGGCGGACTATCAGTTTCGATGGACCAAAACGTAAGAACCTCAGATAATGTTGAGTTCAATAGCGGTAATTTCTTAAGTGGCTTAACGCTTGATGGAGTTGATGTATCAAAACTCGGAACCTCACTACAACAGACAATCTCTGGTTCGGCGGAATTTCTTTTTATTTCGGACGTCTCTGATAACGACGGAGTTACAGATAAAACGTTCTACGAAGGCGTCAACCCAAATTTACAACTATCAGGGATTACGGTAGCTTCGGCTAAAAATTTAAAAGTAGAATTGAGGTGGGACGGGCCAAACGATGAATATATGGGCAACGCCTATATAAATGGCCAGCAAATACCCCTGTCCAACATTGAAGAATTGGGAGATCACACGAGAAGATTTAAGGGTTACTTAGACAACTTTAACGCAGAAGGTTTGACTTTCATAACTGGAGAGGCGAATGATAGAAAAACCCTCATATCATTGAACGAATTAGGCGCAGGCCCAGAGGCAATCAACCTCTCTATTGATTCAATTCTTAATGCAACCCCCAAAGCCGGAGAACTTCTCGGATCTACGCACTTAAAACAGGGGGACGAAATTAACATTTACGCTGATTTTAATACAAGTGATGTATCTTCGATAAAAATTTTAAATTCTGGCTTATCCCAAGGTTCCAATTTTTCTAATTACAACCTCGTAAATCATGGCGATTTCTACAGGGCAACTATACCAACAATCGTTTCAAGCAGAGCCGGAACTCACGGAGTTGCAGTTCAAGCCATTAATAGCTTTGGGTCAACAGGGGACGCGATTAGATCCGATTCTTTTTCTAATAACAGCGGGACAAGAGACTTGGATCAGGTTTACCCTAATATTTCTACATCTGACCCAACTTCTTATAACGGAAGATTAGATGGCTTAAGAGAAAGTGAAAACACGTCTTTTTATAATGATGTAGGCAACTGGAACAGCTCGATAGATTTTATTGAATACGAAACTCTTTCTAACGATATTTCTATTTCTAATTTAAATACTTTTGAGCAAAATAAAACTGTTTCTTATTCGGGCGGTATATATAACAATTCAGATAATATAAAAATTTATGCATACAGAACAGGGAACGGCGCAACAGATGAAGATTTCGTAAAAGTTAAAATCGCCAATGGTCCAGTTATAACTGGCACAGAGTTAAGTAGACAAGCCTCTTCTGCAGCTTCTCCAAGTCAAATAGGGGTATCGGAAGTTAAGGCTGGAGACGTAGTTAATTCAAAAGTGTTTATTGACGCAAATGGAGTCTCGATAAGTGATGTATCAATATCAGTGCTAAGTCAAGGCTTATCAAATGGATCTCAAACCTCATATTCATCTTCGTATTCAAAAAGCACTCTGCCCGATGGAAGTTTTGAATTTATTGTACCAATTAATGTTTATGGAGCATTAGGTAATTCGTCTAGAGACGGAGAGCAAGCTGTAACCTTTAAAGCTAAGAATAACTTTAACACAGTCAGTGATCCCGCAATTACTACTGATACTGCAGAAATTAACAATGGAACAATTCCCGTTATATCCATAAACTCAATTTCGTACCCAGCTTCACAACAAGCTATAAAATCAAGCGAGTCAACCTCTATAAGTAATAATGTGACAAACTTTGACTCAATAATTTATTCTTCCCCAAATAGCCAACTAGCTGTATCAAATACATCTACATACGAACAAAACAAAAATGCAGATTATTTGGCTGGAGGTTATAACGTAGAGGGAGACGGCGGAGTTAATAATTTTAAAATTAGCGCAACAAAATCATCTAACGGAGCCACAACAGAATCTTTCAAAATAGTAAATATTGCAAACTCACCGCTTACCTTATCTATAAATAATTTAGCATCATCTTTATCTAGCTCGCCCAATGGAGTATCTGACCAGTTTTACATGTCAAGCTCTCAATTAATGCTATCAAACCCAACGTTATCTACAGATTCTAACCAAACAAACCCTTCGAGTCTAAACCAAAATTCATCAGGCACAGGCAAAAATAGTAACTCTTATACTATAACAGTATCTGATTTAGATACAAAAGGCACCTTCAATTGGCAAGTTTCTGCAACAAACCTTGCCAATATAACAACGACATCAATATCATCAAATCCGACCTATAAATTAGCAGGCTTTTCCTCTAGGACAATCTCAGCTTCGCCAAATAGCCTTGGCGCCGGATTAGCAGATATTGGAACGACAGTTTCAAACCCAAATAACCTGACATTTGAAAATATATCCGAAGGCGGATCCGCACCAAATGGAGGAACCGTTTATACATACCAGTCCTACTCAGACGGTGTACAATTAAACAATACCTACGATTTAAATAATAAATTCGCAATTTGCAATTCAAGCGGTATAACTGACTCGGACGGAAATTATGTTTTTAATTTAGATAAATTGAATAGATCCGCCAATACATCCACATTAAATCCCGCAAGTTTCGTAATTTCTGAATAAAAAATAAGATTTGCGGTGTAATAAAATGCAATGAATATATTGCTTACGGCTAATTATAAAAACGGGTTATTCAGCAACGGACTACAGCAAAACATAGTATTTCTGGCTGAATTATTAAAAGGTATTGGCTTCACTCCAATTATCGCCATAAATCATAAAATAGAAGAATGCATCGATCCACCATCTGATATTTTAATTATAGAAGAAAATGAATTATTAGAATATTGTGAAGATATATCTTTTGTGCTAAACGCCTCTTGGCTTATTAATCTTAATGCATTAAAATTAATAAAAGAAAAAAATAAAAATTTCAAAAACATACATATTGTTTATGGAAACGGTCTTTTAGCAGACATAGAAAGATGTAATTGGCAAGATCATTTAGCTATAAGCCCAGAAATGGTCGATCAAGTATGGATATCCCCTCATTACAAATTTTCATACAACTACTATAAAACATATTATAATACGGAAAAAGTATTTGAATTACCTTATATCTGGAGCCCGAAATATATAGATATGCATGAAAAAATATGGAACAAGATAAATAAGACCTGCTACTACCAACCAAGTGAAGATAAAAACATTGGAATACTCGAACCTAATTTAAACATAACAAAACACTGCCTTCCATCAATAATGATAGCTGAGGAATTTTACACAAAGTTCAGTAAAGATGATTTTAATAAAATAACAGTTTATTGCGCGGCAAAATTTACTGATAAAAAATATTTCAAATCCCTAATGTGGAATCTAGACGTAACAAAAGAATATAAAATAGAATTCAAAGGAAGAATAAAAGTTTCTAAAATATTTACAGATATGTCTAATGTCATAATTTCAAACCAACTATTGAACGCCTTAAATTATACGTATTTCGAAGCATTACATTTTAATTTCCCCCTTGTTCACAACTCTGAGCTGATTAAAGAATCTGGATACTACTACCCTAATTACGACACCAAGTTAGGGGCAGAGGCTCTAAACCTCGCCTTAAATTATCACGATCAAAATCTAGATAAATACAAAGAGCAAGCGCAAAAAACAATTCATAAATACTCACCGGAAAACTCAATTGTTATAGAAAAATATAAAAAATTATTGTCATGAAAATAGGAATAACTCTAGATATGTCCATTGCCTTTTGGGCTAACGGAATGCAACAAAACATCGTATTTCTTTATGAAATGATAAACAGATGCGGGCACGAATGCTTTTATATCACCCATAAAAAACCGACTCACACACTAAAGAAGGACCACAGAGGTATGCTCTTAGAAGATTTACTTGCCGACGATAATGAAAATTTAGACTTAGTAATAGTTGCCGGATTCGATTTACTTCCAGAAATGTACGATAAATTAAAAGCCAGGAATAATAATTTCAAAACGATACTGATACATTTCGGCAATAAATTAATGGATGACATCAATCATTCCCTATTAAATAAAAGCCCTAAGCTACCACTAGAAAAACCTAAGTACCTAGATCAAATCTGGATATCCCCGCAACATGAGTTTTCTAAAAGCTATATAAAAACTTATTATAACTTTAAAGACGTTATAGTTATTCCATTTATATGGGACTCTTTTTTCGTGGAAGACAAAATCAAAGAGCTTCAAAAAAAAGGACTAGACCCAAGTTTTAAAAAAGAAAAAATCAATAAAATATGCATTTTTGAACCAAACATATCTTTTATTAAAAATTGTATAATACCGATCAATATATTGGAAAATCTTCACAACAAAGATCAAAAAATATTAAAATCTATAAACATATTCTGCTGTCAAAGAATTAAGTTTAACCCGTTCTTTGAAAAGCTTATGAATAGACTGGAAGTTGTGAAAAAGAAAGACTTCTGCTACTTCAATAAAAGGTGGAGTTCCATTGACGCATTAAGTAAATTTGGGAGTACTATAGTTAGCCATCAAATCAAAAACGAATTAAACTACAGCTACCTTGAGGCTCTGTTTCTAAACCTACCCTTAATACACAACTCTTCAACCCTGGAAGATGTAGGTTATTATTATCCGGACTGTGATGTGGACTTCGGGGCAAACCAATTAAAGAACGCTATACTAAATCACAGCGAAACACTAGACCGAACCAAGGATGACAATAAAAATTTCCTAAAAAAGTACAGCCCATACAATCAGGATAACATTAATGTATATAAGAAAATAATAGATGATACTCAAAACTAATAATCTTAAATTTTATTATCTAACAAAAACAGAAGATAGTGAAAACTCTAAACATATAGAATCTATATTAAAAGACTATAAATTCAAAAAAATACTACCTTATGAAATAGGTATATCAAAAGAAAAATCTGGAAGCATAGGTCATGCAAGAATGATTGAAGCAGGTTTAAGAGAGCAAGATAACTCAAGACCTTTTCAGCCGTTCGTGATATTAGAGGACGACGTATCTTTTTATCGAGAAATGCCAAAGGAAATTGATATTCCTAATGATGCAGATTTATTTTATCTAGGCCTATCTCAACTAGCCATGAATGATGGTGAAGCTATTGATAATATTTCCGCCCAACAAATTGATGAAAACGTATATCAAATTTTCAACATGCTCAGTGGTCACGCAATCATGATTTGCTCTCCGCTTGGCGCTTCAGCCTATCAAAAAGCTATGATTGATGGCTTTTATCAAAAAAAGATCTGGGATGTATTTGCCGCTGAAATGCAAGTAAACTATAATGTATACGCCCTTAAAAAACCTATCTTTTTGCAAGACATAAAGTTCGGAGGAAGAGAAGCTGCAACTAATTTTGAATTAAACAATAAAAGATACAATAAAGAAGTTTTTTCGGACCCCATAAACTTTTCGGATCAAAAATCTAATTTCTTTAAAAACTCTTCTGTGATGAGGATAAGTTCGCAGAAAGAAAATCTAGATGACCTCCTTGAGCCTTTATCTTTAATACCCAAGAAAATCCATATTTCATGGAAAGATAAGTCTATATTAGAAAGTTCAAATCAATTAGCTGTAAACGGAATACAGAATCTAATAAAAATAAACCCAGAATGGGAACTAGTAATTTCAGACGACAATGAAGTTGAATTATATTTGAAGGAAAATTTATCAACTATAGACTATAATTTAATTAAAGACGCACCGATAGTATCAAAAGTTGACACATGGCGTCTATTAAAAATAGTCAACGAAGGTGGCTTATATACAGATATAGATAGACACGCAAATAAAAAATTAAACTCAATCATAGAAAAAAACGCAAAATGCGTTCTACCACTACATTCAAATCATGGAAAAATTATTGATTTTTCGCAAGATATTATGATAAGCGCTCCAAATAACCCCTTGCATAAATCTGCATTAGATTTAATGCTAAGAAGAAGAAGGTCGGGTTGGCAGGATATACTAACACTAGCCCCAATTACCTACTTTCATGGCTTAACTAAACTGATTTATGGCCACTACCTAGAAAGATGCCCAAGTAAAGAAGTGTTAGATAAAATAATTGAAAAAATAAATCAATCAAAGTATATTCAAACTTTCACAGAAACTCCGCCAGAAGAGACTTTTATATTTAAATACGACAAAAATACATTCAATATAGGTAATGGTTTAGGTAAAGAATCTATGTACGATGAAAGTGGAGTTGAACATTGGGGGGTAAGAAACCCTATAGATGAAAATAAAATGAAATTCAAATGAATAAAAAACAACAAGAATTAATAAATCTCAAAAATCAATGGTTAAATTTTTTCAATAATGATAGATTTGGAAAACACAGAAAGCTTTTTGATTGGGTCAAATACATAAGCTCGCAAATACCTGTAATTAAAGAAACCGAAGATAAATTCAATTGTTTTAATCCATTTAAGAAGATTGCAGTCGTCAGCCTGTATACGAAAGAAATTGCCGAATTCGCTATTTACTCAGAAAAAAGCATTAAAGATTACTGCGAAAAGCAGGGTTACAGCTTTTACGTTTATAGAGAAAGTTTAGACAAAAACGGAAGTCCAAACTGGTCAAAATCTCAAGCGCTACTGAATCATATCGATGATCACGATTATATTGTATGGATGGATTCAGATACTTTAATTTTTAATCCAGAAAAAAAACTAGAGTCGATTATAGAAAAAGCTCCTAAAAAATTCATACTTGCGACAAAAGATATCGGCGATCATTGCATGCTAAATAGCGGGGTATTATTTTTTAAATCTCATCAATATACAAAAAACTTAATCGCAAAATGGAGAGATTTCAATGGAGATAAATCTTCGTTATACGCTAGTGGAGGAGATCAAGAAATATTATGTGAAATATTAAGAAGGTCGGATGGCTTTGGTTTTAATAGAAAAATATTCGAAATGAACGAATTTAATACAGACCCAAGACTAGTAAACGAAGATACATTTATATTGCATTTTATGGCCTATCCGCATGAATTAAAAAAAATATTCATGAGTTATTGGTGCAGCTAAAAAACCTTTAAAGCCTTTGTTTATCAGGGTTGCGGAAAAAATAAAAGTTCCCAAAAGTTTTTTTTAAACGTATATAATATTAATGGCAAAGGTATTCCGTACCGAAACATTAAGCCTATCGGACAACATCCGATTGGCCTCGAGTGGAACTGGCGCGTTCGAAATTCAGAACGCAGGCGGCTCCACACTAATGAGTAAAGCTACAATTGAAAGTGATATCTCATCCCTTCACGCTCAGCGTGTCGCAGACGAAGGCACTACAGATAGTGACGTTTCCAGTCTTGCTGGTGACATCGCCACTAACAAAGGTGAACTCGAAAGCGACGTTTCTAGCTTAAATGCTCAGCGTGCCGCAGACGAAGGCACTACAGATAGTGACGTTTCCAGTCTT